GGCGACGAGGAGGGGGAGGTAGAGCATGGGGGGAAAAGGGGTTGGCTGATTTAAAGTCTCGGGCTGGCTGATTTAAAGGCGGGTTTGGTTAAGACCGTTTTACGGTGGGTCGTATTTTGGTTACTCGGTTAGATAGGCCAGAGACAGAAGATACTCGGTGGGCATCTCGGGGATGCCGATGACCTTGCCTCCGTCTTCGCAGACGAGCTCGCGGCCGTCCTCGGAGCGTGTCCACTTGCGGCCGTCGGGGCCTGTGATGGTTTGGGGTTCCATAAGTTAGAAGTAGGTGATGACGATTACAGCGCCGTTTGCTCCGTTGCCGCCTGTTCCGGACATAAAAGTGTTATCAGAAGCCGCACCACCACCACCGCCACCACCGGGCCAGCCTCCGTTGCCACCATTGCCTGTGGCTTGTGCCGTGGCATAGGAGCCACCGCCACCACCTGTGCCGCTAGCAAAGGGTACGTCTTGGTCGGTTCCGTTCGTTCCGTTGCCACCAGCCGTGCCAGCAGCACCGCCAGCAAGGACATCGGTATAAGAAGTGGGTACGGTTCCATTGGTGCGAGAACCGCCAGCACCACCAGGGGAAGCAGTTGTGACACCACCAGCGGCACCGCCACCTCCACCTCCACCTGTGCCGAGAAACTGTCCGCTTGTGAAACCAGTTCCTGCTGTTCCTGTTCCTGCCGCCCCAGCACCACCAGGGCCGGATGAGGTAGTGTTAGATATTTGGAATAATGTTCCACTAAAGCCAGACCCAGCACCAGTACCGGAAGACCCGTTGCCGCTGAAAACACGGTATTTCCCAAATGAGGTAACCGAACCATTCGACCCAGCGCTTGCTGTTCCTACTGTATCTCTGCCAGCACCGCCAGCACCGCCAGCACCGACAACAACTGTGACAGTAGAGTCTAGCTCAGAAGCAGGTATTAGGAAATAAGCAGTGGGGCCACCACCACCACCACCGCCACCTGTCCTTGTGTTTGCAGTTATTGTGCAAAGCCCACCACCACCACCACCGCCAGCACCTAGAAGACGAAGTTGAACCAACTTTGCCCCTGCGGGTTTTGTCCAAGTAAAGGTGCCGCTAGAGGCAGGGCCGCCAAAGGTTTGAATGTTCACGCGTTGATCGTCAACGACGTCCTGCGTGAAAGCAGTTGTAGCGACCTGCGTGGTATCAGTCGCGGCCGCGGCGGTGGGAGCCGTCGGGGTGCCGGTGAGGGCGGGCGACGCCAGGGGGGCGAAGCCGCTGATGGACGCCCCCGCGGGGATTGTGACGGTGCCGGTGAAGGTCGGCGAGGCGATGGGGGCGTAGGTCGAGGCCGCCGTGGCCGAGGTGAGCAGGCCGAGGGTCGAGAAGGACTTGTTCTTCCAAAGCCCCGAGGACGACTCGTAAGAGAGGAGGTCGTTGTTGGCCTTGCTAGTCAGGAGGACATCGGACTGCTCCTCTAGCTCCTGGTAGTTCTTGACGACGACCTCGATGACTCCGTTGTTTGCGTTCGCCCGCGTGACGTAGCCGAGCAGGACGCCGTGGTCGGGCTGCGTCGGGAAGGTGGTCGTGAAGCCGCCAGCCGTCGTCGGGGATAGAAAGAGCGTGTCGCCGGCCGAGAAGCCGCTGGTGTTGACGTTCTCGAGCCGCCCCGAGACGATGACCCGACCCTCGGCGTTGTTGGCGATGGCCTCGGCCGTGATGCCGATGGTGCGGGAGGAGGCCAGTTCCGAGTTGGCCTGGGCGAGGGTGATCTCGGGGTGGTTCCCGGTGGCGCCGCTTACATAGACGGCCTTGCCCTTGGCGATGGTCGTGCCGGTCTTGTTCGTCCCGAGCATGAACAGGGCGCGGGTCTCGTTCGGCGAGGAGACGTAGGTCGAGTTTGCCGCGTTCCAGATGACGATGTAGCCGTCGGCGGTGCCGTTGGGGAGGGCGGTGAACTGCTCGGTCTCGTTCGCGAAGAGCACCTTGTCGCCGCGATACTCGATGCCGAGGTCGCCGTGGGCGATGCTGAACGGCCGCCACATGTACTCGTCCAGCTTCGCGTGATTGTCGGGCGAGGGAATGCGAACCTCGTCGAAGCTGACCGTGTCCGTCGTGTTAAGCGACTGGTTAAAGGGATTGGCCGCGACCCAGGCGGTGTCGTAGTTCGTGCCGCTGGCCTTCGCCAAGACCTGCCCGGTCGTGCCGCCGACAGGGACGCCCTGCCCGGCAGCGCCGTTTGCACCCGCGGGCCCCTGCGGGCCGACAGCCGCGAGCGAGGCGGTGAAGGACACGGGCCCCTCTTCCATGCTGGCGGTGAATGTCCCGCCGCCGTTGACGGTGATGGTGAGGCTCATGAGTTAGTCCTTGGTGATCTGCGGGAGGACGGTGAAGTTGACGGTCGAGGAGTAGATGACGACGCCGGTGTTGAGCAAGACGCGCAAGTCCCACTTCGCCGCGCCGGTCGCCCACTCCGAGGTGTCCACGGCCGGGTCGGTGAAGGTGATGATGAGCCCCGTGCCGTTCAGGGAGAGGGTCAAGGGGTGGACGACGCCAGCCGAGTCTAGGACATCCGACGAGAGGGTCGTGCCGGTGAGGTTGGCCAGCCCGCCGGTCGGGGGCGTGTAGGTGATTGTCCCCGAGAAGGTGCCGCCGCGCTTGAAGTTGAAGGAGCTCATCAGGGGGATTAGGCCGTGACCTGCTTGCGGATGGTGCAGGGGACTTGGATGTAGGTCTGGACGTCGGTGTCCGTGATCTGAACCTCGAGGGTCGTCGTCTTGCTGGTCTCCGCGCCGAGGAAGGTGGCAACGGCGCCCGCGCTGAAGTCGAGGTCAAGGTACTTGCCGGGCAGGCCCGAGAGCGCCGAGGTAAAGGTGATGCCCGTGATGGTGTAGACCGTCGAGCCGTTCTTCGCCTTGAGGCTGACGGTGCCCGAGTATTCCCCAGTCTGGAGCACCTGGGCGTCGGCCTCCGACCAGCCGGACTGGCCGTTCACCGCGGACTCGATTGCCGCAGCCATGTCCTCGGTGTCGAGGGGGAACTGGATAAAGCGGGTCGTGGCAGTCAGGGCGGGCGAGCCGTTGCTGATGCCGATTGAGAAGTAGCCCGAGTACGCCCCCTTGCCGATGGTGAAGGGCATGACGCCCCCGCCGGCCGTCCCCTGCGCGATCGCGGGAGTAGCCACGGAGGTCGAGGTGGAGGTGCCCACAATCTTCGCCGAGCCGGGGTTGCCGACCTCGACGGAGACAGTCCCCGCGGGGAAGGGAAGGACTTGCATCGGCGACCCGGGGATGGCCGACAACTGCACGACGTAGACCTCGACGCGGGCGTCGTCGCCCTCGGTGAAGGTCAGCCCCGAGATGGGGGTCATGTTCTGGAAGCCCCGGTAGACAACCTGCTCGACGGGGTCGATAAAGAGCTGGGCGTTGGTGAACTGGATTGCCACGGCGAAGAGGTTCTACCCTTGGGGGGGTGTCAAGGGGGTCAGGTGTCCTTGTAGGCCGGGTCGGTGGCGATGGTCGTGCCGTCGTCGGGGAGGGCGTCCGCGTCCGCTATCCAGTTGTCCTGGAACTCAATCGTCGACTGGGTGGCCGTGGACGGCCCGGGCTGGGTGAAGGTGAACTCCCGCAAGAAGGTCTGATAACAGGAAATCCGCTGCCCCTGCGTCTCCGTATGCCAAGCGGGGAGGACGAGGAAACTGTCGCTCGGGGCGTCGTACTCCAGTTTGGCCGCGACCGTGGTCGGGGAATAGATGATGCCGGAGTCGGCGCCGAGGTTGTAGTCGTAGGCGTAGGGCTTGCCGTCCTCGTAGCGTGCGGCCGAGAAGGAGTACATCAACTCACCCTCCTCGGGCTCGCTCCAGTTACTGTCCATCCCTGCCGGCATCCCGTAGCCAGCCGAGGACTTGGAGTCGGGCTGCCAGTAGAGGTCGGCGTCCGGCGAGCCGTTGTTCTGGAAGTCCGTCCGCACCTGCACGAGGTGGATCTCCTCGGGCATGGGGGAGACGACTCCCCCCTCGTTTGCCAGGACATTCTCGGGCAGTCCGCGAAGGCGGGCCATGATGTAGGACGCGGGCAAGTCCCAGACTCGCCACTTGCGGAACGTTCCGCCGAGCAGGGAATAGGTCGCCAAGCGGGGATTGTCTCCGGCCGCGATGCTCGTCATGGCCTCGTAAATGTAGTCGCCGTAGGTCACGCGGTCGCCCGTCGAGTAGGTTTCCGTTTCGTCCCAAGGGTCGTAGGGGCCGTAGCTCATCGGCTAGACCAAGACCAGAGGGCGGTGTCCGTCCCGGGCTTGGCGCGGACGAGCACCTGGGAGGCGTAGACAAACTGGTTGACCGCGGTGACGTTCCCTCCGCTGACCACGACCGAGGCAATCTTCAGATAGCCGTTGGAGTTGGTGTCGGACTGGTCGGTGGTCGCCGACTCGACCACGATCGTGTTCGGGAAGAAGACCGGGGGCGTCGCCGAGGATGCCTTGAGATAAATGCGGTGCGTGTGGTCTCCGCTAATGGTCAAGTTAGGCGGTGTCTCCGCGTCTAGGAAGTCAGCGCCAATCTTAGGGACTAGGTTGTTGACCGTGCCGGCCCGGATGAAGACCTTGATTTCATCGTTTGTTTTGAAGGCCGTCACCCTGAACGGGTGGATGAACGGCTCGGGGTCGCCCGGGTCTTGAAGGACAAACGACGGGGTGCCCGAGCCGATGCCCTTCGCCAAGACGCCGACCCCTTTGCCAAGCATTCCCATAGGTCAGAGGTTGCCCGAGCCCTTCCAGTTCTGGGAGCCGAGGGTCTTGGGGACGTTGCTCCCCTTCCACGTGCTCTTCTTCTGGTCGGCCGACTTATTCGACGCCCCCTGCCGCTGGTTGTAGATGTCAGGGTTCCAGCCGTCCTGGCTGAACATGATGTCGTAGGAAATCTTCAGCAGCTTGCCGTAGTACTCGACTGCGAGGCCGGAGAGCAGAAGCTGGTCGTTCTCGTTCGCGGCGACAAAGTTCCCGTAGCCCGAGCGTCCGGGGATGTTGGACTTCAGCTCGCCTAGTCCGCCCATCAGGTCGTAGCCGGCGAAGGAGCCGGTGCCCGAGGTCGAGCCGATCGCGCCCTTCAGCGACTCAAGGACGCCGAACTGCGAGGTGTAGAAGTGACCAGTGACCGCGAAGCCGGGGACGATGTAGGAGGTGACTCCGTAAAACTGGGCGTTGCCCGGGTTGGCGAACCTCTTGAACGAGCCGTCGTCGTTAAAGACTGCGCCGTTGAGGGGCGCGGCCTTGCTGCCGCCGATGTCGGTCAGGAACTTGGGGTGCGTGGAGATGGGCTCCTGGTTGGACGAGAAGCGGCCGCTGACCTGCGGCTCCGTCATCGTGCCCGAAGCGATGCCGACGTAGTCCGCCGAGATGACCTGAACGCCGTTGGAGTCGACGACCGACGATGAGCGATGGCAGGTCAACCGTGCGTCTTGCTGGAACGCTTCCCCGCGCTTAGGCGCCTTGGACACCGCCTGCGACCCGGTGGCCGGCGTCCCGGTGCTCGTGCCGTGCGCGGCCTTGAAGGTCGCCGAGCAGGTCAACAGGCCGAAGCCGTCGTCCTCGATAGTCCAGCCGGGCTGGAGGACGGGGGAGTTTAGGGAGTTTCCTTTTGATACGCGGGCCATGTTAAAATCTCAGCTCTTAGCCTTGGGGGTTATGTCCATGCGGAACGGCCCGAGGCGGTAGGTCTTCCTGCTCGACGGCGCCGCGGGGGCCTCGGCCGGCTTCGTGACGTCAGTCGACCCGGTCGGGGCGGGAGGCGTCTCGGTGGCGGTCGCGGCGATGGTCTCCGTCGCAATGGCGGTTCGCTCGGCGTATGTCTCCAGAGGGGACGCGCCGCGGGCCACGCCGCCGCCGATCTGCTGGAGCGAGGTGACGGCCATCTGGGACTCGCGGGGGGCCTCGGGCTTGGCGGCCGCCGCAAGCAGGGCGTCGCGCTTCCTGCGGGCCTCGTCAATCTGCTCCTGCGTCCTGACAGGGGCGGGGGCCTCGACGCCCATCGTCGGGTCGACCCTTCGCACCATGCGGCCCATGAAGTTTTGGAAGTCGGCAAGCAGGGACTCGGTGCGAGCCTTGAAGCGGGATGAGGCGTCGTCCATCGCCTTCGCGTTCTCGTCGGTCATTACCCGGATGCCCTTCGACTTCTCGATGAACTTGTCGTAGTCCGCCAGGATGGGAACCATCGACTGCGCCACGCGGTCGCCGACGATGCGGGACGCGATGGCGAACTTCTCCTCCTCCGAGCGGGCCTCGCGAATGGCCTCGGCCACGCGCTTGAACACATCCTCCGCCTTGATGGCGCGGTCGGCGATCTCCTGCTGGCTGAAGCCAAGCGCCTCTAGCACCTGACGGTCGGGGCCGGACTTGGTAGCCGCCTGGTCGAGCAGCTTGTTGACGTCCTTGAGCGCCATCGCCACGTTCTCGATGGAGGCGCCGTAGTCCTCGGCGGCGAACTTGAGCCTGCCAAAGGTCTCGACCGAGAGGCCAAGCCTTGCGGCTGCGTCGGCCACGTCCCCGCTTTGGGAGATGAAGTTGTAAAGGCGGGTCACGGCGGCATAGGCCACCGCGGCCTTCGCGGCCATCATCGTGAACTTGCCGACGACGTTCTGGGAGAATGTCCCCATCGACTTCTCGGCCCGCTGCATGGTGCCGGTCGCCTTGTCGTTGGCGACGATGTCGAATTGCATTGCGCGGCTCATTCTGGGGGAGGGGGGGCTTGGGCCTTCACCCTTTGCAACTCGTCAAGGAGCTCCTCGTCCTCGCTCGTGAGGATGTCCAGGGACGCCCCTTGCTGGATGCTCGAACCAGTGGACAGCCAGACGGCTTGGCACTCGGGCAGGTTCAGCGCGTCCTCAAGGCTCATGCCCGACCGAGTCAGGTTGATGATAATCCCAAGCGCCCAAGGCATCCCGCGGTTGCGGCCTCCCGATCCACCCTCCTCCTTCCTCTCCCAGAAGTGCGGCCAGCAATCCATCCGCAGGTGCTCGTAGGCCGCCGCGATCTCAAGGTTCAGCCGGACGGGGTCGGCCAGACGGGCAAGCCGCCAGCGGTCGCGCAGCCGCACCTTGCCCACCGGCTCCTCCGCGCAGACCTTGGCGAAGAAGATGAGCTCGGCGGGGGTGCAGGGGCGGCCCGAGAGAATGGGGTGGTCGAGCGCCTCCAGCCAAAGCCTATGCTTGAGGCACCAGGGGAACAGGTCGTAGCCGGCGAGCCGCGTCGCCCTAGGGGTCAAAAACGCCTTTAAAAACCTCTTGTCCATAGCAGGACAGCCAACCTATCCAGAAAGCCCGTCCTAGGGCAAGCCAGAGGGGTCTAATGGCCTATTCCGTGGCAGGCAAAGAGAAGCCCCCCAAGGCGGGGGGCTAACTCGTCAGACCCTAAAAGGGTTTGATTAGGAGTACGAGGTGATGCCCTCGTAGGAGACGGCAGTCAGGGAGATGAGCGAGAAGCCCTTGTTCTGGCCCCTGTCCTCGAGACGGGTGATGACGCCGTCGAAGGTGATCTCGTTGCCCGTGAACTGGAGGCGGTCGCCGACCGCGATGTTGAAGGTGTTCGACTGGAGCACGCCCTCGACGCTGATCTCGTTCGTCCGGCCGTCCAGGCGGTGCGTGACGGTGAGCCCCGAGGCGTCGGCCACGCGGTCGTCCAGCTCGAAGGAGCGGGAGATGGTGTAGGACTGAACCGTGAGATTAGTGACCGTTCCGGAGACAATCCCGTAAACGTGGGCGGTACCTTTGACGACGGCGGGCATGGTTGTTTCTTACCCTTGGGGGGTTTGTCAAGCGGGCAGGACAACCGCCACCGTGAACGTCGCCATGGTGCCAAGGGCACGGTCTCCGCGCCCGTCGTCCACCGTCTCGAAAGTGACGTCGTAGCAGGTCGCGTCGCCCTGCGTCGTGAACACCGTCTTGATGGCGGTCAAGTCCTGCATCGCCCCGAGGATGCCCGCCGACCTGTCCCGGTGGTTCGTCAGGGCGTTGGAGGCGTCGGCCGAGGTGTACAGGTGGACGTTCACCGTGGCGTTGTAGTTGCCCAGCCCCTCGGGAAGGTCGGGAGGGTTGCCCACCGACTCGCAGGAGACGATGGCCTGGGGCAGGGTGTCGGTCGTGACCTCAAGCCCCTTGTAGATGTTCACGCCCGAGAGCTCGGTCTGGGCGGCGAGGTGGGCGGCGATGGCCCCCTCGATGATTTCTCGGATGGATTTGGTTCCCATAAGTTAGGCGCCTGGACGCTGGTTGCTGTTCCAGTTTCGGACGATGCGGTTTGCGTAGACTTGGTACGGCCGCTTGGAAAGAGCAAAAAGCCTTCCGCGAATAACAGCCCCATGCGTTCCGCGCTCGGTGGCCGCGCCCTCGGCGTCGCCGTAGGAGTTGCTTATGCTGATCCGCTTGCTGTTCCCTGAAAACGCCTTGCTCAAGACCCCGTTCCTAAATCGTTTAGAGGTGATGTATTTTGGAAGATGCTTGGAACCAGAGTCCACGACACGACCGAAAATCTTGAGGTTGCGGCCGTGTGTGTTGATGATGTCGTACCAGCCGGACTTGAGCTTTCCGACCACGCGCTGACGGAGGGCAATGTACTTCTTTATCAACGCTTCCTTCATTATCACAGGATACTTTTTAACCTCCTCGCTCGGGCCCTTCATGTTAACAACCCTGCCGCGGCGGCGCTCCTTTCGGTGAATGCTTGAGGCTGCGCCCATGCTGGTGACAATGGCGTTTCGCGGTAGCTTGTTGGCGAATAGCGAGGAAGCCTTTGCGTAAGCCTTGTCCTCCTCGGGGTCGCTGAACAAGTCTTGCAAAAGGGTCGATGAAAGTTTGGGCGTCTTAAGCGATCGCCACGAGGAGAACCTTGCGCGAGAGCCGGCCTTCTGATGGAAGACTCCGCCCAGGGTGGCCTTTCCGTCGGCGAAGATTGAGCGCACATCCTTGTCAATGGCCCGCTCGCCCATCTTCCCTGCTTCGGCAGTGTCTCCTTTCCTTTCCTCCGATGCTCCGCCGAGCATAGGGGGCGACAACTTCAGCGCCATGCGTGCCGTCAGGCAAGCCTCCTGCGTTAGCAAATCTCCAGTCAACTTGCCAAGGTAGGATCGGAACTGAGCGAGGTCGCCCTTGACCTTGTTCTCCTTAACTCGGATTGAGAAGTTGACCATTAGCGGTCGTCCTGGGCTCGCACCATCAGCTCGACCCACGCGGAGCCGGGCTTGTAGGTCGACCCCTCGATGCGGTATTGGCGGTTGCCCTGCTCGGTGGCCACCAGAGTCTTGCCGATAGCCAAGGCGGCGACAGGTGCCCCCGAGGAGACGGCCGCGGCGCAGGCGACCCCGTAGGCCGTAGTCCACGAGGAAGTCGCGGCCACCACCCGGCAGTTGTGCGAGACCTTGTCCACGAAGCCCCCAGCCCCCAAGTCCTGCGTGATGTTCGGGCCGTCGATTAGGACTTGGAAGGAAGGCGTCCCGCCAACCGCAGTCCAGGTCTGGGCGAGGTCGGCCATGTCGCCGACGATGTCCTTCGCGTCCTCGATGAGCTCGCTGGTCTTCACACCCTTGGGAGGATGTCAAAAAAAGAGGGCCCCCGTAGGGGCCCCCAAGTCCGTTGCCGGGTCGATTAGACCGTGGACTCGAAGCGGACGAGCGAGGACGCGCGGCCGACAGCGGCACCGAAGAGCAGGGTCGCGGTGACGTTGAGGTAGCCGGACTGCTCCTGACCGACGATCACCTGGACGCCGAGGCCGGTGTCGGAGTCGACAGCGTTGGCGACTTCCCAGCCGGGGATCTCGGTGTAGGGGAGGGCGGCGGCCACTGCGATGGAGTCAGCGCCCGCCATGAAACCGGCGAGGTCTTGGGTGTTGAGCAGGTTGCTCCACTGGTAGACTTCGGCGCCGGCGAGGGTGCCGACGCGGCCGGTGCGGATGACCTCGGCTCCGAAGCCGTTGGCGCCGACGATGGTCGAGTCACCGAGGATGTCCTGGGTGTACTTGTTGTTCAGGACGAGGACGCGGGGCTCGGAAGCCTGGTTGTCGTCGAGGGTCTTCTTGGCCGAGAGGACTTCGGCGTAGGTGAGGGCGGCGCCGGAGACGACGTCGGAGGAGTAGTTGGCGACGGTGATGATCGCGCGGACTTCGTCCATGCACTTCTGGGCGAGGGCGTTGGCGGCCGTCACGGTGAAGTTGTCGACGAAGAAGCCGGCACCGTACTCCTTGATGTTGAGGGGGTCGACGCGGGTCGAGACCTTGAAGTGCTTGAGGGTGACGTCGCTCTTGGTGACGGTGGCGTCATCCTGGGCGAGGTAGCCGGAGGCGCCGAACTCGGTCGCGGTGGAGGAGCCGATGAGGGGCACCTGGATGGTCTTGCCGGAGGCCTGGGGGGTGGAGGTGAACACGCGGCTCATGCTGCGGAGCACGGGCAACTTGTTCTTAAGTGAAGCAATAACGCCGTCGGCAAGTAGAGCGGGCGCCGCCTGGATCGAATTAGCCACAGTAGTTAGGGGGGTTGGGGATTAGGATTAGGTTAGGGGGAAAGTGAATTACTTGCGAAGAACAGCCATCAGAGCGTTCCGATTGGCGGCGAAGAAGGCCGAGCGCTCGGTGCCAGAGAGGGCGAGGTAGGTCTCGAGGACGTCGGCCTTGGGGGCGGCGTCGACGGCGGGATTGGTCTCGACAGGGGCGACGCCGACGGAGGCCGCGATCTTGGCGGC